TACGTAGTCTTTGGTTGGGGGACAAGTAGAACAACACATGAAGTAATTGAAAATTATTGATTTTCAGGTCTCAATACCGTTAAAGCCTCAGGAAAACTCTTATCAAGTATCTGTTCATTCTTTCCTTCATAAGGAATATTCTGAAGAACATATCTAATTGCGTTCAAACCTGATATTCTTTTATCATTTGAATCCAAAATAACCCAAGGACTGTTCAATGTTGATGTTTTATCGAATAATTCATCCTTATATTCGGTAAATCTGTCCCAAAGGTCTTGCATTTGTGCGTCATTTGGGGAATATTTCCAATATTTTAATGGTGATTTCTGTCTCATATCGAATCTTTTGGCTTGGGTGTCTTTGTCAATTGAAAACCATAATTTGAACAAGAAATCACCGTCTTTAACCAAATCTGACTCAAAATCAGATACATTATTCATAAAATCTTGGTATTCTTCGGGTGACCCGTATCCCATAACAGGCTCAATCAAACCTCTGTTATACCAACTACGGTCAAACATGTTAATTTTGCCGGGTTCAATCCTACTTCTATATCTTTCCCACCAATTTTTTCTTTCTTCGGGGGTTGGGACACCAAGAGCAATTACATTATACAATCTTGGGTTCATATATTCAGTAAATTTCTTGATTGTTGACCCCTTACCAGCCGAGTCACGACCCTCGAATACTATGATTACAGTTTTACCTGTTTTTTTCAACCACTCTTGTAATTTTAACAACTCAATTTGTAGATAATATAATTCTTCTCTATATATTTTTTTAGGTACAATTGAAGGTTCTTGGGGTTCAAATGACGGCTCATCGTCTAATTCAGGTTGGGTTGATACGATGTCTTTTTGTCTCTTTTTCAAAGATTTTAAGAGTTGATTAAAGAAATCCTTTGTATTTTTTTCTTTGTTCCCTCTTAATTTTAACACTTTAATTAACCCTCTTTCTAATAAACTAAAATCTATAATTTGTTCTTTAGAAAATTCTACAATTTTGTTTAAATCTTTCTGTCTTTGAGCACTATATACTCCCGAAAATTTAAGCAAGTCTTTAATTCGATTTTGATAATACTCACTTCTATTATCTTCTTCACCTTCTTGAATCTGTAGGTTTATATTAACACCTAACATTTCATTAATTCTATATACTTCCTCTAATATCTCTTTCATTTAGAATATTTGCGAAATAAAAAAGCAAACCCAAATGACAAAACCGATAAACAATACAAAACGAAATTTGCTTTCCACAAATCTCCTGTCAAAGATAAAAGGTAGTACTGAATTATATCGAAGCCAAACGGGTTGAAAAACATCCCTAACATTAGAAATTTGACTGACAGATTTCCCACGAAAATTTTTCTCCAAGTAGTTTTTACTATCTCCATCTTCCATGTTAGGACATTTACTTTTTATGTTTAGACAATTAACATGTCTAACATCGATAAATATGTCGTTAATGAAATAAATTGGTAGTTACGATATATTTATGGAAGAAAAGTAACCCAAAAATGGAAAGAATTAAAATTGATGAGGCACAACTCAGAAAAGTAATACGTCAAAGAATTTTAGAAGAAACTGAAATTAAAGAAAAGGAACGCAAACCAATGTGTTTAACTAATAATACCATCCCTTTGGATGAGATTGTTGGTCAGGCCGATAACTATGTTAATTATACTCCAGGTGTAATGAGGAGAGGTATGGGTGTAAATTCTATGGTTGATACCATTGGTATTCTTAACAATTTGAGATTATTCAAGGATGTTACCGATGGTGGAGCTCACTTATCTTATGAAATGATGAATCACCTTAACAAATTTAGAAACAAAAACTATTATGATGAGACAAGTGGTGAGTGTCATAAAGCAATGGATAAGGTCATAGAATTATACAAAGAAAATGAACACGGAACAGAATTAGTTAAAGATATTGAAAGAGTTTTGGCGTTACAATCAAGAGATGATGAATTCACTCCATCTCCGAGAGCCAAAGAATATTTGAAAAGATGTATAGCTTTAATTAAAGAAAAATAAACCTCGTAAGAGGAGTCTTAGGACCGTTATGTTACATAACAGGAAAAGGGGAAGTTCGCTACTGTCCCCTTTTTTGTTTTATGAAAATATTTATTAGTAATAAAACAAAAACAAAATAAAAATAATGGCAAAATCATCATCAGCAGTTGGTGCCAAAGAAACTTTTGGTACAAGAAAAAAAGGGAAGGCTAAAAGAAAGTACGGACCGAAAGAAAATAAACCCAAAGCTTATAGAGGACAAGGAAAATAAAAAGACAAAATAATGAAAAAACTAATAGGTGAAGTATTATTCTGGTTAAAAGGTATTTTCAATGACGAAAAAGGAAATCCGTCATCAAAAAGAATAGTTGGTATGGGTTGTGCCGTCGCCCTTTGCTTAACCATGTATCACAACAGTTTCTCAACTGTTGATGTTGCTCCAGCCGAATATTTGGTCGATGCAGTTGCTCTTTTAGCGTTCGGTTGTTTAGGTCTCGCTAGTTTTGACAAGTTCACAGACAGAAGAGGTAGAAAAAAGAAAGACGAAGAAGAATCGGAATAAAATTAAACCCCCTTTTTGGGGGTTTTTCTTTTATTCTTTATAGGTTCAGGTTTTTTATCGATAATCTCAATAGAGATTGGCCCGTTCTTAAACTTATCCAAATCATAAGTCCAAATTGCGGTTGTATCCTCGTCTTCGTATTTTCTTACAAATTTACTCATTATGTTAAAAGATTTATTATGAACAAAATTATTAAAACCGTGGGAATACTCCAAAAAAAAGCATTAATTAATTTTATAAATTCAACTTTTACAGACACCCAATTCTCATTACGTATGTGATAATCGGAAAATCTACGGCTGAAAGTGTTTATTAAACACAAAATAATAAATGAATACATTTGACAAATATAAACAAAAAATCCCACCGAAGTGGGATTTTTGTCTTTTTTTTTAACTTGGTTTTACCTCTTCGAAATCTACATCTGAAACTTCGGGGTCAGCAGTTTGACCTTCAGCTCCCTGACTATAAATACCTTGGGTAATCGTTTGAGCGACTAATGCCAATTTACCAGTACCGTTTCTCACCTTCTCAATATCCTTTTCAGCAATTGATGTTTTCAATTCAGATATTGCTTCAGCAAGTTGGGTCTTTTGTTCTTCGGTCATCTTCTCCTCCAAATCCTTCATGGTTTTTTCAGATTGGAATACCAAAGAATCCGCTTGGTTAATAGCATCAGCATCTTCTCGTGCTTTTTTGTCCGCTTCTGCGTTCATTTCCGCATCTTGTTTCATCTTTTCTATTTCTTCTTTTGAAAGTCCTGATGATGATTCAATACGGATTGATTGTTGTTTGTTGGTTGCTTTGTCCATCGCCGATACATTGATAATACCGTTGGCATCAATATCAAAAGTAACCTCAACTTGTGGAACACCTCTCATTGCCGGTGGTAGTCCGTCCAAAATGAAACGACCAATTGTTCGGTTGTCTTGAGCCATTGCTCTCTCTCCTTGTAGAACGTGAATTTCTACTGAAGGTTGGTTATCAACTGCCGTTGAGAACACTTGAGACTTTTTAGTTGGGATTGTTGTGTTTGCCTCGATTAGTTTTGTGAATACACCACCTTGGGTTTCAATACCAAGTGATAGTGGTGTTACATCAAGTAACAATACATCTTTAACATCCCCTGCGAGTACTCCTCCCTGAATTGCCGCACCAAGTGCTACAACTTCATCAGGATTAACACCTTTTGATGGTTCTTTACCGAAGAATTTTTTAACCGCTTCTTGGATTGCCGGAATACGAGTTGACCCTCCAACCAAGATAATTTCATCAATGTCTACCGGTTTCAAACCAGCATTTTTGAGAGCCGACTTACATGGTGCGATTGTGCGTTGTACCAAACTATCAACCAATTGCTCAAATTTTGCCTTTGTCAGTGTGCGAACCAAGTGTTTCGGAACACCGTCTACCGGCATAATGTAAGGTAGGTTAATTTCTGTTGATGGTGAAGATGACAATTCAATCTTTGCCTTTTCAGCCCCTTCACGAAGACGTTGAAGTGCCATTGGGTCTTTGGTCAAATCAAGTCCGTTTTCATCTTGGAATTCTTTGACGAGCCAATCAATGATTGCATTATCAAAGTCATCACCACCAAGGTGTGTGTCACCATCAGTTGATAATACTTCGAACACACCGTCACCTAACTCAAGTACCGATACATCGTGAGTACCACCACCACAGTCGAACACGACAACCTTCATGTCTTTGTTTTGTTTGTCAAGACCGTAGGCAAGTGCCGCGGCTGTTGGTTCGTTGATGATACGTTTTACAGTAAGACCCGCGATTTCTCCCGCTTCTTTAGTTGCCTGACGTTGAGCATCGTTGAAGTATGCTGGCACTGTGATAACCGCCTCTGTTACAGTTTCACCCAAATAGTCTTCAGCGGTCTGTTTCATTTTCTGAAGGACCATTGCTGAAATTTCTTGTGGCGAATACTTTTTGTCATCGATTTGTACTCGAGGAGTATTACCATCACCTTTAACTACCTTGTAAGGCACTCGTTTAATTTCTTTTTTACTCTCATCAAATCCCGTTCCCATGAAACGCTTGATAGAATAAACTGTTTTGTCAGGATTAGTAACCGATTGACGTTTAGCAGGGTCACCAATCTTTCTTTCACCACCATTCGCAAATCCGACAATTGAAGGGGTGGTTCTTTTTCCTTCACTGTTTGTAATCACAACAGGTTCGCCGCTTTCCATTACCGCGACACATGAATTTGTTGTTCCTAAATCAATACCTATAATTTTACCCATATAACTTTTATTTTTAAGAAATATATGTTGTTTATTTTATGGAATCAAGTCCGACAACAAAATATTAAATAATATGCCAAAAATAAAAGTATGACAAAATGTCAGTATATATGACAATTAGATTTCAGGTTCCAAAGCATATAACCTCATGTATTTCCTCAATAAGGTTTCGCCTGCTTTGTTGATTCTTGGTTGGAATTTACCCACCAAATCTACCAAATTTTTTGAGTTTTCGATGAATCTGGCCGGTTTTTCATTATGAAGTCTCATCCATTTATAATAATCAGTTAAAAACCACTTATATAGATTATTGAAAATGCTGACTTCTTTACCAGGTGAAAGTTCCCCAATTTTAGCAAGTAATCTCTCAACAAAAACATCTGCACTGAAATTTTTAAGATTGGTGGCCCCTCTCCAATATTTTGTATTTTTAAATTCTTCAAAAGGCATTCTCGCTCTTAAACTGTATGCTTCTTGTACTTTGGCATTAAGCTCATAAGGTTCTGAATTATATACATAATCCATAAAATCTTGCCAAATACTAAAAATTTCCCTTTTTATATTAACATTTCTGTTACCAGCCCAACTTAATGTAACATTCATCTGTTTAGCACCTCTTTCGGCCCTTTTGTAGAATTCATATAAGTGGTTACATTCATGGGTAATCGTATCTCGTAAATCTAACAAAACCGATTCGCTCATATCATCCTCATAGGTGCTTCTCAAATCAATAGATAAGTCCATTCTAGCGACTATGGTTTGGTCGACTTCCTCTAAAATATATTTAGGTAATTCAAATGAAGGTTCTTTTAAATAAGACCCCCTCATATATTCTTTTTGAATTGATTGAGCAGCTCCCCCTGTTGTAAATGGCACCGTAGTTTGTTTTCTAGGCGAGTTTACAAATCTTAAAGTAATGTCAATATGTTCGATAGGTAATTCAATAAAATCATCCATACTTGACTGATAAACATATGACATTTCATCTACTGTAATTTTGAAAAAAAATTTACCTGACTTTTTGGTTTCTAAAAATTCTTTTACTTCAGGTTCTAATTTAGAATAAATTAAATTGGTATATGCCAAAGACGCTCTGGATACCCCTAAATCCTCTTTTATTAATTTTTTTAATTGTTCTTCGGAAAGTCTAACTCTCATACTAATAAATACTCAAAAAAAATTTTAAGTGATTACTTTATTTTTCCAACTTTATCTCGTATTTATTTCAAAATGAACAAGAATTTAATAAATAATAAATAAACGTAACCTCCTTCGGGAGGTTTTTTTTTACCCTAAAGTTATATGAAAAACACAAAAATTTATCATGAGTTGGTCCAAAAGATGAGGACCTTTTTCCTAAACAAAGGTTTTCTTGAAGTTCCGACCCAATCAAGATTATCAATTCTTGCGGCATGTGAGAATCCTCACTCAATTACAACATTTGAGTATCAAGGTCAAATTTGGCCATTACCACAAACGGGTCAGATGTGGTTAGAGTATGAATTACTTAAAAATCCTGAATGGCCCGGTGTGTTCTGTATCTCAACATCATACAGACAAGAAAAAAATCCTATACCAGGTCGTCATGAATTAATCTTCCCAATGTTCGAGTTTGAATCAAAAGGAGGTATGAAAGAATTACTTAAATTAGAATCTGAATTACTTGCGTTTTTAGGTTTCGATTCCCCTGTTGAAGTAAATTACGACGATGTTTGTGAGGAGTATGGTGGCGTTCCGATTTTGGAGAACGAACACGAGACAAGAATGTGGAACGAAAAAGGTAGTGTTATATCATTACAGAATTTTCCTGTTAGAACAAACCCATTCTGGAATATGAAATCGGGTGAAGGTGACAAATTCAACAAAGTGGATGTCATTCTTTACGGTCAAGAGACAATTGGTTCTGCCGAAAGAAGCTGTGATGTAGACGAAATGAGACAAATGTTTTACACCATCGAAAACGGTGGATATTCTGCTAAATTGTTTGAATTATTTGGTAAAGAAAGAGTCGAGAAGGAATTGGAAGAATTCTTGTCACATAAATTCTTTAAGAGATTTGGTGGTGGTATCGGTATGACTCGTCTTGCCAGAGCTTACGAAATGTTGAAACTTGAGCAAGATGAATTACACATGAATTATGGGGATGTAAGTCCTTTTTAATGAGAAATTTGATTCAAGGATATAATGGTGTCATTCGAAAGGGTGACACCATTTTTTGTTTCGTAAGAAACATAACTAACTGACAATACTTTATCATCGGTTGGTATAAAAACTTCTCCGTCCAAATTAGAATAATACGTACCTTGATTGGTTTCAACTCTAACTCCAGTCAAAGTTTCATCTGTCTGTGAATCTAAAAAAATGATTCTAAAAAATACTGATATAAGAATTGTTTTCATACAACAATATGTATGTTAAATTTTTCGATAGTCAAAATTGTTAATATTACTTAACATTTCCTTAATCTATTTATAATATATCCTTAATATTATGAAACAGATTATTTTTTTGGTGTTTACACTCCTACAGGTCGTGGGATATTCACAAGTAGAAGAAGTTGTGTTCAAAAAGGATAACGGTCAAATAGAACAAACTGGTTATTTTTTAGATAATTTAAGAACGGGTAAATGGACCGCTTATCATGAAAATGGAATGGTATTTTCTGAAGGTCACTATGATGAAGGTAAAAAAGATGGGATTTGGACTACATACTCACCAACCGGAATTAAGTTATCCCAAGTAAAATATATAAAAGGAAAAAAATACGAAGGGTGGATGTATGATGTGGAAGGTAACCTTGTTGAAAATAGAATCTTCCAAGATTACTTAAATAATGAATGATTTTAATTTAAAAAAATCATCACATTTGTTAATGTTAATACTGTGAACAATAAAGCATACCAATCGCTTTTCTCGGCATATCTATTAGGTTTCAGATTCATTTCTCCTTTCTTATTTGTAACGGTATCATAGTTACCCATAGGAAAAACATTATATTGTTCTTTTACTTTATCATAACTAACTACGGCAGCTTTTAAATCTTTAACTCTATTCGACATTTCAAGATTAGATACGTTCGATATTGAATCTTCTTTCATTTGTAAAGTAGCGTAGTCAATCCAATTATCTTGGTCTAATATAACCCACCTCAAACTATCATTCTTATATGATAATGAAACCAATTCAGACTGAAGGTTGGTAATTTTTGTTTTTTGTTTTGAGAATATTACGTTGATGTCGTCCGCCTGTTTTTTGGTCATTAAAACGATTGAGTCACCCTTAATTATTTTCATCATTGGGTAGGTCAATTGGCTGAAGGCTATACCTTTCGCCATCACCATCAAAATCGTTACGAGGAGTAGGTTTCTTAACAGGTTCATCAACTTTTGTTAGTTCTTGTAACTGTGCCGTTGTTTCATTAATAACAGTGGCTTGAGAATCGACAACCGCATTTAACTTTTTGTTTTCAGTTGTTAATTGCTCGTTTTCAGTTACTAGTTTATTATTTTCTTTAACTAATTCAACGTTCTTAACATTTGTCCCATGGTGTTTTGTTCCGGTCATGGTCGCGCTTAATACGAATAAACCAACCAAACCACCAATGACTAACAATATTAATAATTTACTTTTTATCATTTTTTGGTCTTACTTCCACTCATGATAATAATATCTCTCAAGTTTTCTAAAGCCTTTGTATTATTATCGATTGTTTCTTTAATCTTATTTTGGTCCTGTCTAATGTAATCGTTCATTTCTTTTTGTAACTCCTCAACTTTAGATTTCAATCTATCTTCGGAAGCTATTTGTCTTTTTAATAAAAACCATAGAGCCGCTCCAAGACCAAGAGTGATTACTCCGAGAGCTCCGTATTGTGCGAGTGTTTCAAACACCCCGAAAGATTCTACTTGTAAAAAAATCATCTGTTTCTAAGTTCTTTTTCAAGTTCATCGACTTTTTGTTGGAGTCTATCTCTATCATTCATAAGTCTCTTAATGAATACCCACCCAATCACTCCGAGGGCTAGTACCGCAATACCTAATACTCCATAATCAACTAATTTTTCAAATGCCCCCAATTGTGGTACGGCTTCTGCGTCTAAAAATATCATAGTATTTGTTTTACTAATAAATATCATCTATTTACAAAAATTACAGATTAACTATGTTTAACACTTTTCTTCTTTTTGACCCTTTTGCGAACCAAAGTAATACGAGAATATCATAAGGGTTAGGGTCTTAATCAAGTCGAATAAATCGCCGTTCTGTTCCTCACTCAATAATGGTGTCTTAAATGCTATTATCTTATCCACGATAAAAACACCAACAAGTGAAGCAAATACCATAAGTATAAACCTTACAAGTATGTCTTGAGTCGAATTTGAAAATAACTTATTAACAAAATAAACACCTATGGATATGAATATAATGGCAATTAAAATACCACTAATCATTATAACAGGATTATCAGAACTGAACATAGTTAGGTTTAAGTATAAATATCAAAAAACCCGTCGATATCGACGGGTTTTCAAATTAAATAAACTCCAAGTTATTCGTTACAGGGTCCCATTCTACTGTTAGAGGTTTTTGGGTGTATTGATACTGTTCATCTAAAACCGAAGCATTGATGAAGTGAGTATCTCCGTCAAAAACATAACCATACCCTGAGTGTATATGTCCGCAGACATGAATTTTGGGTTTAATTGTCTTAAT